GTACGCTTGACATAGCTCTGACCAATACTCAGTGAGCCAGAATAGCCGCGTTTCAGCGTCCTGTATCTTGTCTTTGGAATGCGGCGCGGTAGGAAACACAAGCATCAATCCACGATGACATCCGGGACCTGCAATAGAACAGGCGTTTTCAGACCACTTGAATTTGAACGTGACGTTATCGGTAAATGGCCGAACATAGGTGCAGTCCACGAATATCTGATACGACAGGAAATCCGCTATTCCTGGAATCGTTTTCATCGATTCAAGCGCCTGATAGGGGTCTTTGGTCTTTTGGATTTTGGACGTGTACAGCTTTGCATCAAGAACGTGCTTCTTAACTATGCCATACACGGCCTCCACGCCTGTCTTTGCTCCGGGACATAGCACACTTTGACGGTGACGCAAGCCGACAGTCATGAACGCATCTGTAAACGCTTCTTCGTCGGGGTAGTCGGGTGAGGACTTGAAATTCGTGTCCCATGTATTCGCCATGAGCTCCGTATTGGTCATTCGCCACTTTACGAGATTAGCGAACAGGATATCGGGGTCGGCGTTTTCATGACTTTTTAGGGCCTCTATAATCGCCTTGGACACGCGGTCATACTCCCTGAACACGTTCGTGAACTTGTATGTAGACATAACAGGTTCACGACTATATGGATGCTTGCCCTCTTCTTTGCGGTGATACGCCTGAATGCGCTGTGTGAGGTACTGATGCAGAAGCTTAACGGCTTCGGGGTCAGGCTCAAATCCCTCGTAGGGCGGAATTTTGAGCCTGATTGGGTCGTTCTTTGTTCGAAACACTTGGTTCTCTCCCTTCCATTGCGTCTAAAATATCTGATAATAAGTGATACACTTTGTCATGAGCGCGTAGCTCAAGTTCGTGCTTGATACGGGGTATCAGGGATTCTACTTTGTCGTTCTGCATACGTTTCACCTCCAAAACAATTGGAACACAAGTACAATTAATATGTATACAGCGGATGCAATTATGTACGTAACTAAGGGCATTGGAGGCAGTGATACCCTGCCAAATAGAGCGGTCATAGGGCCGTCGTTCTGAGTATCGCTCGCTTTAGGTACAGACATCACGAGGCTGACAACGGCAAGCACAAGCAATAGAATTTGAACTGTAATTTTCACAGACTATTCTCCTTTCTCATCGATGTGTGTAGCCATCATGTCGGCGGTATGTGTCCAGAGTACGTTAGGGAACTTATGTATAGCCTCGGTGTACTTGCTCCAGTTTTCAGGGTCGTCAAACGCGCCCATATGCCAACGAATACAGGTCTCTTCTTCCTCGGTCAGGTGTATGATTTTCTTGAGGCGTTCAACTGACAGGTCGCCGTGACCTTTAGGAAAGTTCTCTGCGTGCATATACGTTCCATCAGGGCGGCGTTCGTACGCGCCTATTTTACACACGTCATGTCCGTATGCAACAATGTACACGCTTTCGTCGCCTCCAGTCCATTTAAGGCCGAGCTGACGGGTTAGGAACTTGAGGTTAATATGCACGTTGTCGCAGTGAGTGTTTAAGCCTCCGGGAATGGCTAGGTGATGCCGTGAAGATGCAGGGGAGTCCATAAACGAAGTGTGCTCGAAAAGGTAACGCGCGAGTTTCATCATGCGGTTCGTGGTCGGGGTCATACCTATCCTTCTTTCTTTCTTTCTTTCTTTATAATCCCCAAGTTTCTTTATTCGGGGTATGGTTTACACAAGTCTCGTAAGCATGTTTATATTTATCTCCACAAGTTCCGAAATTTGGTTGCTGACAGGTTCTTGGATTCCAATGGTCGCAGGTCTTACAAATACTGAAGCTGAATCTACCTGTCACAGCAAAATGAACTTCCAACGAATTCATGACTTCAAGGGCCTTTGCGTACGACAGGCGGCTTTCTATTTCCTCGCCCCTATTAAATACGACCCCACCAACGCGGTCGCTTAGAGCGCGGCGTACGAGGTCAAAGGCCATTTCCAGTTCGTTCATTTTGTGGTAGTTTGGGCCAAGTTTAGGCATATCAGTTCTCCACTTCGTTTATTCTTCGCGCGCTGACTAAGCAAACAGCGCGGCGCTCGCATACGGGGTTATCACATAGGGGATACGACCCGTCGTTTTCAGGCTGGAAGTCTACGCATTTGGAACAAACGTAGTCTTCGCACGAGGTCTTTGGACACGACAATCCAATTTCGTAGTGTGCAGTTGATAGGCAACACACGGTGACGGTACGGTCTATATCACAGGTCTTACACTTGCAGTTAGCATGACATCCAGTTCGGGCAGTATACACAGTTATCCCTCCAATAAGTATACGGGGACGTCTAACAGGCGTCCACCGAGCTTTGTAACGGTTTCCTTCTTGTCTACATACACGTCTATGACCTTGCCCTTAACAGCGCCCCCCGTGTCTTGTGCGACGTAGTAGCCGAGGCCCTCAATGTACACATACGAGCCAAGAGGTATTACTTCGGGGTCTACTGCGACTGTTATGCCCTCGCGTACATACGCGCCTGACCTTGTAATACCGTATCCCCAATCTTCTGGGGCTTTGCCGCATTCTTCGGCTGACAGCGTGTAGAACGTGACCTTAAAATTTCCAAGGGCCTTTGTCTTTACGGGGGCAGGGGCTTGCAGTGTAACGGTCTTTACGACTTCCACGGTTTTCGGGATAGCGGCGTTTTCCTTATTAAGGCGGTCAATCTTTGTGAGCGAACCTACGGTTAAAACGAACAGGCAAATCAGCAAGGAGATAATCCATATTGTGCTGTCTTTAATGTGCATAATGCGTCCATCTTTCTGTATAAAAATAGGGGACGCCGAGAGTTGAACTCGGCGCGTCCGTTATGGGCAGGAGAGAGCCCACGCGGTCACCTACTGACCGTCCCCATGAGGCCGATTACTCGGCCAGTTTTGCAGTGAATTCGTCGTTGATTTCAGCGAGTAGGCCGTGTATACATAACTTGTAGGTATACGGGTTGATGTCGTGATACTTGTCCCAGCGCTCAAGCAGGGACTTAATGCGGTCAGATAGCACTGCGTAGTCGTCTATCAGGTGCTTAGTGTCAGCCATAGGTGAGCTCCTTTCTTAAATTTTGGGCCGGAACAGCTTCTTATTACCGTCCTTGTCAATAAAGCTAACTTCCACGACAATGCGTGTTATTGGGTTAAAGCCGACTGCGGTGAAGCCCGTTACTTCCTTAACGGGTAGGCCTCTACATTCAAGGTCAGCATGGATTGCAATAAGTAAAGCGGATAGCTCTTTCATTTATTTACCTCCTTAGTAAAGGGTATTTCCAGAATGAGCTGAACCTCGGGGTGGATGTGGTAGTAGGGGCAAGTGTCCCCTTTAAAACAGCGCGGCGCGTACACGCAGGTCACACAGCGTTTATTATCTACCTCGGCTTGCAGGTCCTTAAGGTCAACGGCCTTTATCATAGTATACCTCCAGCGTGAGAGGGCCTTAAGCGGCCCTCTGTATTTTTTGCAGAACTGCGAAGTAGGGGTTCGCGGAATCTTCTATCGGGCGGCGAATGGAGTTGATAGCGTCTTTGCTGAGGCCCTTAAGCACTGCGACCACAATGATTGTATCAAGCGGGACTCCAGCGTTTACGAGTTTACGAGTGGCGATTATTGCGCGGTAGGAGAACGTCGTGTTAAGATTGGCCTTGCGTAGCGAGTGAATGAACAGGCAAAGGTCGGTATCACCCTCGGCAAGCTTGAGTTCCACTGTCGGGTCATAGTCCCACGCGATAAAAATGAAGCGGTCAAGTGAGGACTGGTCTATTGGCATACGGCCCGTATATTGCTCGGTTGAGCCAGTGCCTACGGTATTTCCGGCGGCTACTATGCGGAAGTCGGGGTGAGCGCTGACGCGACCATTGGGGAACTCGAAGTATCTTTGCGCGACCGCAGTGTTAAGCAGTACAAGCACATCGGGGGAGGAGGCGTCAAGCTCGTCAAGGAAGAAAAGGCCGCCCTTTGTGAACGCTTTGTAGAACTCGGTTTCCACGTAGGTCTTGCCGTCTGAGCCGATGAAGCCCGTAAGCTTGTATTCCTGTTGAACGGAGTTCGTGGAGTAGAAGTCAAGGTTAAGCTCGAACGCTACTTCTTGCAGGGAGTAGCTCTTGCCAGTTCCAGCAGGGCCGTACAAGTAAACGGGAAGGTCTTGGCTGACGCAGGTCTTAAGGAGTTCGTATCTGTCCATGAGGGTTTCGGCTTTGGCTTCGGGCTTCTTTGCTTCTGGAACAACGGCTGTGAACTTAATGTTGGAGGCGTCCATTACGATGAACTTAATCTCGTCGAGATAAATCTTGATTTCCTCAGGGCGGGATGTCGGGTATGCCTTGCGAACCGTAGTGTAGTCGCTATCTTTGGTTCCGTCCGTAAAGTTTGAGAGCTCCAAGTAGGTTTTGTCTCTGGAAGTAAAGCGGAGTTCGAAAGGCAGGTCGGCAACGAGTGACATGACTATGGTTCTCTTGGTTTCGGTATTGGTCTTTTTCATTTTATACTTCTCCTTTGATTTAGCCGCTAACGGCGCGGCGTTTATCGTTTTTATTTTATTGTACTACAAGATTAGGCTAAAGTAAAGAAGTTTTCCCAGAGTTTCTCAACTATTTCTAGAACTCTTGAATAGGGCGGCGCTGGAGCCGAAATTAGATAAGTTGAGCTCACGATTGCGCGTGAGCTCGTGCGTGTTATTATAATGTTACGCCCTGCGGTAATGAATCTTTTCCGGCTATCCACTGGACTTCCGTGTTTGGCATTTGCAGGAGCTCGGGCCTTGCTTCTTGCAGAGGTGAGCCGTATCCGCCCTGAACCTTGAATATATCGGGGCATACTTCCTCGAACCTGAAAAAGCAACGGCGTAGGAAACTAGGGTGGCAGAGCGAGAAGTTTAACTGCGGTATTACGAGCCTCTGGTCAGCGGACTTTAGTTTTACAAATATGTGGAACTGGTCATTGTTATAGTAGCGGACGCCGATGTGTGCGTATACAGTAACACGGGGGGCGACAGGGGCAAGCAGTAGTGAGCGTATGTACTCGGTTGTCTTAAGGTTGAGCTGACGAATAGTGTCTGCGTTCATGTGCCCTGCATACGAGACGTCCTTAACAATAGTAATTGATTTCGCAGGAACGGGCTGAGTTCTGCGTGAGTCAATACGCGTTACCATGGAGTTCGGCAGGTTACGCAGTGCGTTAGGAACATGAGGGGCGAAGCCTATCGGGGCAGTTGATGCGACCTTGCAGGGCTTGGAGGTTGAGGACACGACGGGGGCTTTTGGGTTCAGGTTGTATTGGGGGTCATTAGTGCCGTTACGCAGTAGGTCAAGCGCGTCGTCCAAGGAGCGGGACTGTGTGAAGTTGTAGGTATTGTCTTTGGATTCCTGATAGGGCCTTGCATTAGCGCGCTGGAGGGCTTTGGGGCTTGTCAGGTAGTCGTAGTATTCCTGTATGGAGTTGAAGATGTACTTGTATGTCATGTCGGGGCCTCCTATTTATAATGTACGCGTGTGTACGCGTGAGTGGCAGTCGTTTTTATTTCATTATACTACGGGAATACGAGAAAGTAAAGAAAAACTTTTTACTTTGTTGATAGAACCTTATGTCGTGGCGAGGGTCAGAATAGGCGTCATGAACGGATATGGAGTCAGAAATAAAACCGAAAGTGGAAAATGTTATTACGTCCAGAAACGAAAATGGAATCGTGACTTAAGGCGTGGATTATAGGTTCTTCTAATGGATTACTTGAGGGCTTTTTACTTTTTATTTCTTAAGAAGCTGGATAGTAAAATAGTAATATTGTATATGTAAAAGGTGTTTTGGGCTAGTAAAATGGAATATGTTATCGTTCATAGACGATTTTTTATTGTCCAAAAATAGGGGCTTTTATGTCACATAGAGGAAGAACGTCAGATTTAAAAAAGAAAACCGAGTTAGAAATTCCATTTTGTCCCGAAATTAGGGCTTTTTTGGGCGTTTTACGGGCAGTTTTCAAAAAAATCTAAAAAAATCAGTGTTTTACTCGGTCCACTGTCTGTGTTCACGAATAAAGGAAGGTTCTACAAGGTTCATGACCTCGGTCATGGAGGAAGGAAATGCGAGCCTCGCGACACTCCATAAAAGTAAAGAATTGTCAAGTTTGGCATTCCGTAGTATGATTATCATATAGAAATTAATCCCGTAGGGATTAAACTAGAAATGGAGGTGGAGGCCGTGACTTTATACGAAAAACGCCTTGAACCGTGTTTGGATTTGGTTGAAGAGTTAGCGGCCTCGGGACTCACTAATGAAGACATTGCTGACCGCTTTAACATTCCGGAGCGCAAGTTCGTTGAACTGACTCGTGCTCATACAGAATTGGCTCGCGCCTTGCGTGCAGGGCGAAGACAAATGGCACTCGCAGTTGAGAGCACTTTGTACGGCCTTGCAGTAGGCGACGAAAAGATTCAAACGGTTGAAATTCGTAAGAAAAGAGTTAAGGTTGATGAAGACGACGAGGGCAATCCAATATACAAACTGGTCGTAAACGAAAAGATATTTAAGCGCGGCCCGAATATAGAGGCCGTTAAGTATTACCTTGAAAATAGGGAAAGCGGACGCTGGAAACGCAATCCTAACATTGAAATTGATGAACAGGAAGTTAACAGTACAATCATGGCAGTCAAGGAGCTTATGACAGCGCCTGTCCCCGTGCGTAGCGAGGAGGATTGGGATTAATGAAGTATGCTCCGTTCAATGTAAAGCAGGTCGCCTACTACACGGCATCCTTTGTATCGTGGTTAAATGTAGCCGAGGGCGGCAAACGTGCAGGAAAGAACATACTGAACATTCTTGCCTTTGCCGAGAACTTGGAAACTCACCCTAATAGACTCCACCTGACCGCAGGGGTCACGAAAGCGACATCCAAGGTTAATATCTGGGATAGTGACGGGTTCGGCCTTACGCATTATTTCAAGGGCCGCTGTCGTGAGGGTACTTACGAGGGCATTGATTGCCTGTACATTCGCACAAAGACAGGCACGAAGATAGTAATTGCCGCAGGGGGCAAGGACAGTGACGACTACCGAAGCATTAAGGGCTTCTCCTTTGGCAGTGTGTACGTCACGGAGGCCAATGAATGTCATCAACTGTTTATTCAGGAGGTCGTTGACCGTACAATAGCATCACAGGAACGCCGCATTTTCTTTGACATCAACCCGAAGCCGCCTCGTCATTGGTTTTACAGCGACTTCCTTGACTTTCAGGACAAACTTAAAGAGGCAGGGGAGAATCCGGGATACAATTACGCTCACTTTACACTGTTCGACAATATGTCGCTCAGCAATAAGCGGCTCAAGGAAGTGCTGAGCAAGTACGACCGAACCTCGCTTTGGTATCAGGCGGATATCCTAGGAAAGCGTACATCTGCGACAGGCCGTATATACACGGCATGGTCTAAAGAAAATGTTATTGACGCAAGTAGAATTCACGACGAGGTTCTCGTTTCGTTTTCAATCGGCGTTGATATAGGCGGCACTGATGCGACGGTGGCAACTCTTGCGGGATATACCCACCATTGTTCCAAGGCAATCCTTGTTGACGGATATTATCACAAGCAGGGCAAATATTCAGGTATGACTCATGACCTGTACGCTCGGCAGATAGTAGACCGCATTGAAGAGTGGATTGTGCGGTATCCTAGAGTTTCCGCCGCCGCAGTGTTCGTCGAGAGTGCTGACAAACTGTTTCGTCAGGCCCTGAAAAATGAACTTGACAAGCGCGGCCTTTCACGCATGAGCATTGCTCCGTCTTATAAAAAGGACGGTATCGTAGACAGAATTCGTACGCAAAACATTCTTATTCGGCAGAAGCGGCTTCTTGTAGCGTCGCACATGAAGGAGTGGATTAACGCCTATGAAAATGCAGTGTGGAGCGATAAAGAATTTGAAAAGGGCGATTGGGTTCGTGTTGATGATGGTTCGTATCCAGTGGACTGTTTGGATAGTTCAGAATACGCAACACAGCCGTTCAAAAATAACCTGATAAAGGATGTGGCATGACATGGGATGGTTAAAAGACAGGATTAAAAATTGGCTGAATATCCAGCCTCCAGTGGGGATGTCCATAAACGTCATCGAGCCTTATGGCTACGAGGTAAACGTGTTTAGGAATCAACTCTGGTATCGCGGTGACCCGAGTGAATTACATCAGTTCTACACAAGCCTCGACGACCTTATGGGAAATACTTGCTTCTGGTCAGCAACGAGCTCCACGGGCATAAACTTCCGTAAGATTCATAGCGGCCTCCCTGCTTTAATTGTTGACGTGCTTGTTAACATTGTCGTGAACGACCTTAACAAAATCACGATTAACAATACCGAGAAACAGAAGCGGTGGGACCTGATTGCAAAGGATAACGACTTTGAGGATATCCTTAAATCCGCTATACGTCAGGCACTTGTAGAGGGCGACGGTTCGTTTAAGATATCCGCTGACCCCGAAATAAGCGAGTTTCCTATTATTGAGTTTTACGCAGGGCCTCGCGTGCAGTACGAGTCCAAGCGCGACAGGGTTCAGGCCGTTAACTTTATCACAGAGACGCTTAACGACAAGACCTCACAGCGTTTCACCCTGCAAGAACGCTATTCCAAGGAAGGAATAGAATATACCTTATACAATAGTCAGGGCAACGAAATTGAGACAACAACATTGCCCGAATACGCTGACCTTGTGGACCTTAAGAACACGAACGACTTCCTTATGGCAGTGCCGCTTCTGTTTGAAAAGTCGCCTAAGTTTGACAATCGCGGTAAGAGCCTATTCGACAGCAAAACGCATTCGTTTGACGGGCTTGACGAGTGCATTAGTCAGTGGATAGAGGCCCTAAGGGACGGGCGTACGACCAAGTATATCCCCGAAACATTGCTCCCGAAAAACATGTCCAATGGAGAGACCTTAAGGCCAAATTCATTCGATAACCGTTATATATCCACGAAAGCAGATTTGGCCGAGGACGCCAAGAACAAAATAGACGTTACAAGCGGAGAAATTCCTCACGAAGCACTCGTTAGTGCTTATGTAACTTTGCTGGACCTGTGCCTCCAAGGTTTAGTCTCTCCTTCCACGTTGGGTATCGACGTCAAGAAAATTGATAACGCCGATGCTCAACGCGAGAAAGAGAAAACTACTTTGTATACACGGAGTAAGATAATTGAACGGCTTGAAAAGGTCATCCCACTATTGGTGGAAACAGTGCTTAAGGTTGACGATATGCTTAACGAGACCACTCCGGGAGAGTACGAAGTTAAAATTGAATTCGGCGAGTACGCAAATCCAAGTTTTGAGGCTCAGGTAGAGACCTTAAGCAAGGCAAAGGTCGGCGGCATTATGTCAGTCGAAAAGATAGTTGACGAACTCTGGGGGGACACCCTTGACGAAGACGAAAAGGCTAAAGAAGTTGAGCGACTTAAGTCCGAGCAAGGCGTAGCAACAGCCCCTCAGGATGATATGTCGAATGAATTGGAGGGTTCAAACGATGATAACAGTCCTAATAAACCAAAACTCGTACCAGATGGAAAAGCCCCTGTTCTTAAAGACGGTATTGCCGCAGGTCAAAGCGTCAATGGGGAGAACAAACTCAATTTATTGCCTGGAAAAAACGGGAATCTTCCAAATGGTAAAGGAGCAGTATCCGGACAAGGAAAGCCTAATGTCGGCGGCTAAACGCTATATCAGCAAGGGCTTCAAAGTTCACTACATGATGGTGGGATAGCCGATGGAAATTGGAGACATTTTCGCTCAAATAGAACTTGACTTGCTTACGAATATGACGAAGTCAATCCAGAGCGAGGATTGGCGCTCCAACCGTTTTCGTGCATTCAAGGAGTATCAATTACGCAATCAGGACATCATTCGCAAATACCCGTCAAGCAAGGCAGTTAAGGCTCAGCTCCAAGCGGCGTATCTTGCCTCCGGATATGAAACGGGGCATGACATACGGGCCGCAGTTAGAGCAGGGCGTAAAATTGTTCAGGGCGGAACTTCATTCAGCGTGGACGACAAAAAGCTTAAGGCCCTTATCGATGAAATCCAAGGCAGTCTGTACACAGCAAAGGCGGCGGCATTACGCATGACCGATGATATGTATCGGCAGACCCTTGTTAAGACTCAGGTCGCTATGGCGACAAACTTGTACACGCTTAATCAGTCGGTGGATATGGCCTCACGTGATTTCCTGTTCGCTGGAATTAACTGCATAAAGTACGCAAACGGCAATCAGGTCAATATTGTTTCTTATGCGGAAATGGCGCTCCGGACTGCAAATCGTAGGGCAGGGCTACAAGGCGACGGGGCTATGCGTAGGGACTGGGGTGAGCATTTAGTCTACATAAGCCAATACGGGGCTTGTAGCGAGGTCTGTCTTCATTGGCAGGGCCGCGTATATGTGGACAACGTGTTCAGCGGCGGCGAAGCGCAAGAGGGCTATCCTATGTTATCCACGGCAATCGAGAACGGCCTATTTCACCCGAACTGCAGACACAGGAGTTCAACATGGTACGAGGGCCTTTCCAAATTGCCCGATAGACTTCCAGAAGAAGAGACGCTTGCAAATTCGCAACTGGAGGCCCGTCAACGATACAACGAGCGTCAGATACGCAAATACAAGCGCCTCGAAATGGGTTCTGTGGACGATGCTAACAAGGCAAAATATGGTGCGAAGGTCAGTCAATGGCAAAAGACCAATCGTGAATATGTGGACTTCTATTCAGACATACTGCGGCGTGATTACAGGCGCGAGCGCGTGTACACGTTACCAAAAATAAAAGAGCCTGAAGTGCCTAAAGTCAAGATGTATTCTCGTGACGACATAGACGCTATGCTTAAGAGCAACGAGGATTTCACTTATAATTATCATAGCGACCTATACGACGAACTTGAAACATTGTATAGTCCGTGGAAAGCAAAAGTCACGTCAGATGAAGAGTACGCAATACACACATATACGACTTCCAAGTATGACGCCGTTAACTCAGCACTAAGGCGAGGCGGCGCTCCAGCAAGTCAGACCTTGTCGTGCATTGTAGACTGTACTTCGGCGCTGGATAAAGCTTCTTTGCCTGAGCCGCTTGTGGTTAGGCGTGGCTCTACTTCTTCCTTCCTATGGCGCGGCCTTGGAAAAGATAAAAATTGGCTTGACTCCAGTTATACCGAGCTAGTAGGGCAGGTTATAGAGGACAAAGGCTTTATGTCTACCTCGCCTATTCCGGGAAAAGGCTTTAGCAACGACGTAGAATATAAAATCCTGCTCCCCGAAAAATCCAAAGCGATGTACATAGCACCGATTAGTGAATTTAAAGGAGAGCAGGAAGTTCTTATTCAAAAAGGCTCAATGTTTAAAATCGTTGATGTGGAAAAGGTTGACTCGTTCAGATATACGGTGTATATGCAACTTATTCTGTGACCTTTGCCTCACATTCTCCGCCCTTTAAAACGGCTAACGGTTTGACGTCCTCATACGCTTCGCAGTCACCGACCTGAGGCCGCTTAAGGATACAATCTTTGCAAGTGAGGTTCTCGTTTGAGAGAAAGTTCATTCCCTCAGTGGTATTAAATTTGTCCATCGTAAAACTCCTTTTTGCTTTAATTGTATACCCTTTTTACGCGTATGTAAAGAAAAAGTTTAAGGGGGCGAGGCTCATGGGTAAATGCAAGAAGCCTAAGAAATAACGCAATATCGTCCATAAACGTGCTGGAGACGCTAAAAACTGCATGGAATAAAAAGCCGACGGGCTATAAGCGGCGGAGGAGTACCATGAATATCAAGAGATTACTTAAGTCCATTTTCCTGTTCCCAATGATGCTTATGTTAGGGATACCCGACGGAGGCGGTGATGGTGCAGGGGGTGGCGACGGAGCTGGAGCTGGTGGAGATAAGGGCGCGAACGGCGGCGCTCAGGGCAAGCAGAACACTCCACCGACAGGAACTGTGTCCTTAACGCAGGATGAGCTTGACGGTATTGTTGAAAAACGCCTTGCCCGTGAACGCAAGAACTGGGAAAAGGTCGGCGGACAGCAGGGCAATCAGCAACAGCAAAACGGTCAGCAGGGAAATCAGCAGGGACAGCAACAGCAACAGCAGGTCGATACCTCGGCTTATGAGGCCCGTATCGCTTCGCTTGCGGCTGAAGTGCTTGCGTCCAAGGTTGAATCCGCTATGGCGGCGGCAGGGGTTAAGCCCGAAAAACTATCTCGCGCATCCAGACTCATTGACACTGCAAAATGTGTTGATAAGGATGGAAATCCGGACCCTAAACTTATCCAAAAGGAGCTTGACGAGCTTTTTAAAGACTTCCCCGAGCTTAAGTCAGCCACAAACGGCGGTGACAACGGGGGTGGCTCTGGCTTTAAGTTTGGAGCCGACGGTCAGCAGAAAAATACCTCTGGCTCAGATGAAATAAGTGCCGTATTCGGCAACAAAAAGAAAGGATGACATTAAATGCCTACAACCAACACTGTCAACTATGCAATCCAGTTTCTGAGGGATCTCGCTCAGAAGTACAGTCGAGAACTCGCAACTGCGGGCCTCACGACACAGAATGTCCAGTTCGTAGGGGCGAACCAGATTAAGATTCCCTACCTTGTACTTGCAGGGTACAAAGACCATGCGCGTACAGGCGGCTTCAACCGTCAGGGCGCAACAAACAGTTTTCTCACGAAGACCCTTAGCTTCGACCGTGACGTCGAGTTCTACATTGACTCCATGGATGTCGATGAGACCAATCAGGCGCTCGCGGCCGCGAACATTACAAACGTCTTCGAGGAAGAGCACGCTATCCCTGAGGCCGACGCGTACAGACTTTCCAAGCTGTACTCTGACTACGTTACCCTCGGAGGCACGCCTATCACAACGGCGCTCACAAAGGACAACGTCCTGTCAATTTTTGACGGATGGATGGAAGAAATGGACGACGCTGGAGTCCCACAGGACGGAAGACAGCTTTACGTTACATCCGCCGTTCAGACCCTATTCAAAAACTCCGTCACGCGCCTTATTCAGAACGGTGATGCAAATCTCCAGAGAGCAGTAAAGGCCCTTGACAACGTGACCATGTTACCCGTTCCCGCAGGTCGCATGAAGACCGCTTTCGACTTCACGGACGGCTTTGCTCCCGCAGTAGGCGCAAAGGATCTTAACATGATGCTCGTGCATCCCAAGTCCATTATCGCGTGCGACAAGCACTCTTATATCAGGCTTTGGGCTCCCGGAACTCATACCGATGGCGATGGCTATCTGTACCAGAACAGGAAGTACGGTGACCTCTTCCTCATCGATACCAGACTTCCCGGAGTTAAAATCCACAAAGACGCATAAGGGGTGGCTGAAGTATGGCTAACGTACTGGCTCGTCTAGACAATAAGGAGTATCCCGTGCTTTCAACCAATACCGCGAAAATTGAGGAGTTCAAGGACAAGGGCTACGACATTTACACGGCAAACGGCGTCACAAAGCTTGAGGAGGACAACCTTAAGACCTTAACCTTTAACGAGCATCTTACGCTTCAGGCCGAAGCAGTAGCGGTCGTTCAGGCCGAGTACGATGCTTACAAGGTAGCACATCCGTAAGAATAAATTTGAAGTAATAATCGGAGGTAAAAATTCATGTTAGCAAGTAAAGGCAACAGGCAGTACAGCATCACCGAGGCCAATAAAAAGTCGTATCAAACGGATGGCTTTGACATTCTTGAGGACGACGGAGTAACGGTCATCGAGTACGGGGCTGGAAAAACAATCGCGTATTCCAAATACGCGGAACTCGAAAAGGCGCATAAAGAACTTATGGCGAAGTACGAAAAGCTTACAGGCGGCAAGGCCGTTGACGAAGATGAGGACGACGACGAGTTCAAATAAGGGGGAGTTTCCATGACCCAGTTCATTACGGAGCAAGAATACCGAGCACTGGGTGGGTCAATCCCTGAGTCCGTTACGGGCGCGGCCTTAAACAAGTTTCTTCAGAGGGCAAGTATAAAGCTCGACCAGATAAGCGGCAACAGAATTGTGTCTGGTCGGGCTACTTCCTTCCAACTTGACTTGCTTAAGCAAGCCACAGTTGAAGAAGCTGACTATCTCTACAACCTTGACCAAACGGGCCTTGACCCAACAGTAGCAAGTTTCAGCGTTCCTGACATCACCGTAGCATACACAGTTCCCCTGGGGAGTGCTAGGTGGTACAAGGAAAACCAGATATCCCAGTACGCGGTTGAGCTCCTTGATAAGTCAGGACTGACTTGGAGGGGCTTATGAAGTTTCCGTTTCCTACGGGCCTTTTGAACGCCGTGTGCAGTATTGCTTTAAATGCCGAGGGGGTAAGCGAATCCGGAGGCTCTATTGCGTCAGTTAGCTGGAACGGGATGTGTATCTTCTCGGAAAAGACTAAGACAGTTATAGACGCCGAAGGAAAAAAGGTCATGCTCGTCGGCAAAGTGCTATGTCAGGGCGATATCGCGCCTACACTTAAGAAGCTTACAGATGGAACGGTCACTATTGATTCCAAGGTGTATCAAGTGTTCGCGGCGGCACGGCCCAGAAATCCAGACGGCTCAATTCATCATACTTCACTGGAGTTGATGTGAATGTCCGCGCCTATTGTAAAGCTGAATATTCCGAATATCGACAAGCTTAAGGCTCATGCGAACTTGGCCTTGCATCAGGCGGCCGATGCAACGCTAACGGACATTATTCAGGCACAAGTTATTCCGTTCGACGTAGGTACTATGCAGAACGACCAGACCTTTGTTGATGCAACAGAGATAAACTCTGGGAAAGTCAGCATAGTAACCTCTTCCCCTCAGGCGACGCGCCTATACTTCCATCCGGAGTACAATTTCCAGACCGTTAACAATCCCAGTGCAAAGGGCGGATGGTTTGAAGACTGGATAAAGGGTGAGTTCATAAAACGGGCGTTCGGTCATATGTATTCCAAACTAAACAAAGGAGGATAGTCATGATACTAACTACAACGATGGTAAAAAATTGGATGAAGTCAGTCGTGACTACTCAAAGCATCACAATGGGAAAGCTGGATAGAACCAAAGAGCAGACCGTTTGCGTGTACGGTAGCCGCAGTTCAAGTCCTGCTCGCCTATTTCCCGCGAGCTATGATGACAAGACTGTTCAGGTAATAGTACGATGGACTCACGATTCAGAACTTGCAGAAACAAAGGCCGCTGAAGTGTACGGGCAAATCGCAAATCAAGCGTTTCAAGTGCAAGGCAAGGCGGCACGCTCTATTCCAGTGTACGACGAGCCAATATCGCTTGGCACTGATGAAAAGGGCGTGTACGAGTATTCAATAGACCTGACAATATATTGTGAAAGGTAAAGGGTGAAAAATATGGTATATCCGGCAAGCGGCATCATTTTCAAAATCAATACCGCAGGAAGAGCGACTCCCGGAACGTTCGTTGTCATCAAAGACGTCGAGAGTTTTGAGCCGACTTTCAGCAATAAGGTTGAATCTTGGACCCCGTTCGATACGGAGGGCTGGGAGAGAAATCTTACTACGGGCAAGGGCATTAAAA